GATATCAGTAATTAAAGACGCTATTTCGGAAGATTTAGTAATTTGAACCCATGCACCAGCGGAAGCTAGGTATAGATTAGTGTCTTCTACTACATAAGCTAGAGCACCCCCGTAGGTAGTAGCGTTAGGTCTATCTGTAAGCAATGCGAATTGGAAAGATACTATATTAGCTCCAGAGGATTGTATAACTCCCTGAGCTGTAAGACCACCCTCTATTGTTATATTACCAGTATTATTAATAAATATACCAGTAGGGTTTCCGTAGCCGTCCGTTATCTCTTTATTTGAGCCCGTTATAGCTTCGCTGTCAATAAGTTTAAGAAGTCCTTTGTAGGAGTCCTTTATTCTTGTATTAGTTAATGTGCTCATATGTTATATATTCCAACCTCCGAAAGAAACATCTTTAACTGGTTTCATTTCATCGATTAAGTTAGTAGTTAAATATTCAGGATACATGTTGTGTGCATTAGCTCTTAAGTGATTCACAAGTCTAATAGAATAGTGCTGAGCTGTATCTCTAGTAGCTTCCTTCATTCTGTCAGTCTCATCTGAGGTAATTATCTCTCCATTCTCAGAAGACTTCTTAAAAACTCCTTTATTTCCTATAGTATACTGAGCAAAAGGTAGAAACTCTAAAAAGCTGTATTGTACTAGTGTAGGTTTAACGTATTCGTTAACTAGGTTTAAATACTCTCCTGTCAAAGTTCCTGCTATAATGTCAGCTCCTATCTTCTCATAAAGTCTAGTTCCTAATATAGATTGAACGTGTACGTCTTGAGCTATCTTAATGAAATGCTTTATCTTATCTAAGTCTATTGAGCCGCTTAAAGCTGTTCTTTTAACTATATCTTCTCTTGTTATAAATAGTGCTTTCATTATTTCTTTTTACTTGGTTTAACGTATGAAGGGTGGTGTCCTCTATTAGCCTTATCTATTTCAGCTTTAGCCACGTCTTTATTATTTATAGGAGCTTTAAATCCTTCTTTCTTTGCTTGGTTAACATTCACTTTTCTAGTGTTAGATAATCCTTTACCCTTGTAAGGTTCTCCGTCATTTCTAACTTTCTTTTTATAGATTCTACGTTCCCAACCATGATAACAGTTAACACCGCCTGCATGCTTCCAAATGCTATAGGGTTGACCATCATGACCTAACTGAGTATTCATACCCTTCATAGCTAGTATATCCTCTTTACGGTATACTCTATTAGCAGCTACTAAAGTCCTACAGAAGTCTCTAGAGGACGTCTTAGAGCTTTCACTCTTTGTAGTGGAACGGTGTACGTAAGCATATCTTACTTTAAATCTTGCAGTATCTTGACTTGAATGCTGCATAGCAGATAATTGAACGTCTGACTTATTTAAAAACTTCTCATAGTTATCACTTTCTAATTCCTCAGAATCTACTTCACTTGAGATTAATTCAAAATCAGAATCCTCATCTTCTCCCAATTGGCTTAAAGAATCTAACCATACAGCCTGTACGTCCTCTAAACTAGAATCTGCAGATAGATTAGTGTCTTTCTTAGAAGTGTCCTTAGAATCGTTCTGAGAGCCTTTAGATTTAACTCCAGTTCTTTCTTCTTTCTCTGCTCCATCTTCTAAGTCCTCATCTTCATTAAATTCAATAGGCTGAATAGTTACAAAGTACATGTCTTTAACGCCTCCATTAACTTCTAAAACTTCCTCAAGAAACTCTATTACTTCATTTTGAAACGGCTTAATAACTGTAGAGTTAAATAGTTGACTAGACGTCTGAATCTCATCTGCATTGTTTCCTAATCCTGCAGCTCCATCTTTTATACCTAATAACATTGGAGAAGTAATTCTATGTCCTACTAATATTTTATTTCTAGCTTCACTAGTTAAAAATTCGTAATGATTAGGAGCGTCATTTAAAGGTAAATCTTCTACAGTAGTCTTATTGTCTTTAGACTCATTAAAGGCTACTATAACTTTCTCCCCTCGAGCACCTGTTAACTTTTGCTTTACATCTCTAGTTATTAAGTCTCTTTGCTCTTTAGATGGAGTTCCATTATTAAAGTTAATTACTTTAGTTCCTGAGAATCCATTCTGAATGTCATTAAGATGGTAGCTACTTATTTGACCTTCTAACTCTGCATATCCAAGACAGCCGCTATAATCTACAGGGCTGAAATATGTGTGTCCAGATAGGTAGGGTTTTAATATGAATAATTCAATAGATTCTTTAGAGTTTCCAAACGTAGGTATTCTCTTCAGCTTGTCAATGTTGTTATAGTTAGCCCAGTCGTGATGGTAAAACATAGCTTCTATCTCCCCCATAGCATTAGCTTTTTCAGGTCTAAGCGTTTGAATAGGAAAATGTTTAATCTCTTTCACTCTTCTGGAGTTACCTCTACCAGTGTAGATAATTTGAGCTGCAGACTGACCTAGTAGTTTCCTGTCTAAGATAATCTTCTTTAAATCTTTTTGTTTTACTATCTTAATTAGGTCTTCTACCTCTTTAGAATCCTTCTCTTTTTCTAAGATAGATAATCCTTCTCCAAATATATGCTCAGATATGGAGCGTATAGCAGCGTTATTAGTTGCGGAATGTAGGTAGGTTTCAATTAAGAAAGCATAGTAGTCGTTATCTTCGCCATAAGCAACAAAGCCCTTTCTAGGGTCTGCTATAGCTTGTGGAGTCTCATAAGAACTTAAGTTTATTACGTTTAGCATAGTTTTAGAATAATATGAAGTCATTACCACTAGTATCCGTAGTAGTAAAGCTTCCGTTATTGATTGAGTAGTTTTCTATTTGTTGATTAGTACATAGTACAGAACCTCTATGTAGTTCATTGTTATCTAAAGATTTTACAGTGAATATGTAGTTAACTCCATCCTCTAGAGCTGGGTCTATTGATAGGGTAGCTGTTTGATAGTATCCTTGTTTAGTTACTGTAGCAGACACTGGAATCTCTGTAGTTTGACCTTCTTTAACAAAAACTATACTAACATTAGAGACGTCTTCTCTTAGTGTCAAGTACATGTCTTGTGAAGTGTTAATTGGTTTAATGGTGGTCATTCTTTTTCTTTTTAGTAAAAACAACAACCTTAGTGTTTTGTAAACTTGAGAATGAAGCATAAAAAAAGCCCTACCTAAGTAGAGCTCTAATTATTAAGTAAGAAGATTAAATTAAGCTCCTAAAGTTACTGCAAAATCAGTTGCAACTTCTCCAGTGTAAAATTTAGCCATTCCTTTTTCAGTAGCTACGAAAGATAATTCGTATCCTGATTTGTCTCCCATTGCAGCACCAGTAGAAGTAGAAGCAGTCAATTCTGCACCATACTCTTCACCTACTACGAATACATTTCCATTGTTATCTTCTACTAAGATTTGTGGGCGTCCGTAAGCAAGCATTTTGATTTGCTTTTGAGTTGTAGCGTCTTGTTTCTTAAGAGATAAAACTAAAGTTTGCTCAGCAAAAGTAGTTCCGTTCTCTCTAGAAGACGTTAATGACTGGTCAAAGGTAGAAGTACCTCTAAGGTCATATTTAAAAATTGAAGGGGGTGTAGAAGCTGCTACTCCAGTGATAGCTTCATCTGCTACTTCCCATCCTTCAGCTTCGCCGAAATTAAGAAAGTATACAGCATTCAAGCCACCGTTAGAATCTTTACAACCTTCTAATCTCCCGAGTGTAATATCACAAGCCATAATTATAAGTGTTTGATTGTTAATTAATTAGATAATGGGGCTCAATTAAGAACCCCTTATCCGTTGTTTAGTATTAAGCTGTTATTTGTCTAAGAACGATTTCAGAACCGATAGCAAATTGTACAGCAGCTTTGAATCTCATGATTACACGTACATTCTGTGAACCGTCGATATTAGCAAGGTCAATTACTTTTACTTCGTTAAAATCTGAAGTTAAACCAGTACCAAACATTAAGTTATCTTTCTCAGCAGCAACCATTTGTCCCGAATTTAATCCATTCGCAACGAACAATTTTACACCCTCAAAATCCATAGCCGTTTGTCCAACGTGGTAAAGGTCTTTGTAACCTAAAGCAGCTTGAGCACGTACATAAGAACGAGCATCTGCAGAAGAAATGTAGATAGAAAGATTGTCGCTTCCGTAGATAGTCGTAGGAATAGCGTCAACTACAGCACCTAATTCTGCAATAATATTAGCAGGAGTGATAGCAGCTCCAGTTACGTCTACTACGTCAGAGTCAGCACCCATAAGAGTAATAAGTCCATCGTAAGAACCAGAGTTAGCGTTAACTCCATTCCAGATATTTAATTCAGTCTTAGTTGCAACTTTAGCAGCAACGTGAGAAATTAAATACTCAGCGAAAGATTTTGGA